GTAGCCGTAGCCGGAGCGTTTAATCCATGCGGGCTCTTGTCCCGCAATCACGCCCACGGCGATTTCTCCCACGCTTCGATAGCTTCCGGCGTCAAAGTTGAAACCGACTCGACACCATGCAGAGTGAGCGAAGGGGCGGCAGGGCCAACCTTGCAATTCTTCGTCGGCCCAGTTACGGTCAATCCCAAAAACCCGCGCACATCACTTGACCACGAAATGCAATTCCTCGCCCTCTTGAGTGTGATGATCTTGTTCTCGCCGGATTCATCGGTATACCCAAAAAACACACCGCGCTTGTCCGTTGTCACCATCACCGCTATTTCTTTTGACTTTGCCACTTGTTACTCCTAATTGTGAGCCGAAGCTCGGGTTAAATTACCTAATCCATCCGCAGAAACCTTGGAACCACCATTGGCCTTTATGCCAGCCCAAAGCCTTATAAGGGAAGCTAGGCAAAGCTATAAGCCTCTCGTTATGGGCCTGCCTATGAAAATTTAATTTCATCGTCTGATCCAGCCTTGATGAAAACCGCCCTTACTTCGCTATATTGCTTTCCGTTCCACTCGCGGCCTTTCACTTCAAACTGAATCTCGACAAGCTGATTGAACCTTAGCTCAAGTGCTTGCTTAGCTGTAGCGCCAATAACCGTGAAAGGAACCACGCTGAAATTTTCCACCTTTGGCTTGCCTTTGGGTGTGTAGCTGTTATCCACCTTGATTAGAATGTTGCCCACTAAGAAGGGGCCTTGCTTGCCTTGTTTTTCTTCTATCGTGTGGCCTTCAAAGTTGCCTGAGATTGGGTAAAGCATCACGCTCCCCCTTCGGCTGAAATCTTACGGTCAAGGGCTGAGTTAATAAGGCTCTCGGCTACGTTTTTTGGAAGCTCTAAAACTGAGGCTGCTTTGGAAGCCTTGAGCGCGTCTTTTACTTCCTGCTTACCTAACAAGCTATCTTTTAGGAAGCCTTCAATCTGCTTTGCGCGCTCTACTCCGGCTTTCTGGGTGCTGTTGGCGTCTGGCTTCATGCCGTTTAGGTGCGCTTCGTCTTTGGCGTCTTGCATCCAGGTCTTAGGCTGGCTAGCAGCGTTTCCGTCATCGTCCTCTTGAATTATCCCGATGGCGGCTGCCAGGGAATACCTACGCGCATAGGTGATAGCTGACCCCATGCCTTGTGCGTCCTGCTTAGTAAGCATTAAGTGAAGTTCGCTTTTGATCCATTGCCCGGAAGTGTGCATTAGCGTAGTGGTCAAATAGTCCACGCCTTCCCGACTCTCGCAGCCCTGGAAAACCGCCAAGCCGTTTTCGTGCAAGGCCCCACGGCAAGCATCCCATACGCTAGTCAAATCAGCGTAGGAGCTTTTGAAGAAGGGATTTTTGCTGTCCTTAATGGCTGGTTTGATGCTCCCCTGTGTTTTGCACAAGGCCGCTGCCAGCATTTCTATTTTCTCACTCTGCATTTTCATTCTCCTTTTTTATGTCCGTCCATTTTACGCCCTTTGGGTTTTCCAACTGCCGAAGGTATTGAAGTGTGAATGTAGCCTCTTGCCGGATGTGGTCGAGCAGCGCCTTATCTTCTGGCCTGACAGGATGCCCAATGGTCATGGCGCGGTGCATATCTATAAGCATGAGGATGTTTGAGGGGCCGTTGACTTCGATGCTCATTACTTCCCCTCAAAGCTAGAGATGTTGTCGCTCTGGGTGTGCATGGAGTTTTCGTAATCATCGTAGACATTCGGACGGATTTCAGCATCGTCCAAAGCACACTTCCAACAAATGAAAGGCTGATACTCATGGGCTTCGGTCGAGTCCACTTCTAGCTCGTTTCCGCAGGAGCAGCTTAAGGTGATGAGAGTCATACTGTTCCACCATTCATTCTTTTGGTATATTGGCGGCTTCTTTCTCTAGAACAAGGAACACATTCCCTCCTGCCGTTGGAGCGAATTCTAATCGTTCCGTCTTTGAACAAATGCCCTCTTTTGCATTTTCCAGAAAGAAGATATTTGCCTTTTGAAGCCCTTCCTTTTTCAACCATGTCTTTCATATTTTCGGAATGAGTTCCAGCCCACAGATGATCTGGGTTTACACAAATAGGCTTATCGCAGGAATGGCAGACAAATAGCCCTTTCGGAATATCGCCTTTATGAATCATGTAGGAAAGACGAGAGGCTGTGAACACTTTACCCCCAACATACATCCCTCCATACCCATAATCCCTAATAAACCCAGTCCATTCCCAACATCCACTCTTATCTTCGATGCGAATATTCTTGGTAAATCTATCCTCTAAAATGGAAATTTTTTCATTTATTGTTTTTTTAGAACCGATGTTTGAACTTTTCCATTCGGCAAGAAACTTTACCAAAACTTTCGATTTCATATGATCCTCTATTGGGCCGTGGCGATTGCTGATCTATATGTAGATTAACATACAAGCGTATTTAATGTCAAAATAAATCTGTATAATACTGATATATTTTTAGTGTAGATAAATGCTTATATTATAGTCGTTTTGTGGCGTTTGAGATATGCGCTAGAATCGGTTTTAAGGCGTCTAAAAAATACGCTTGTATCAATTCTCAATCTGCCTTTCGAGAGGCTTAAAATGGCAGCTAGGGGCCTTAAACGTGAAATCGGTTTTAAAACCATTCGTAATTATGGTGGTTTTTCTCTTTATTTGTTTTTTCAATACAAAGCTATTGACACGCATAAACACCAATGTTTTACTGCATGAAGTCGATGCAGCGTGGAAGCGTGTTAATTCACGCAGGGGAAAACTAGCCCATGTATACCCGAGGGAAGGCCCTCAAAAGCCGCGAGTCATCGTCAAAGCTGGTTTTGAGTACGGCGCGGAGCTGGTTGTAAAGCCGCTATCCCGAGGGACGGGTATTCAAACGTAAGTCTGCCAGGGGGCCAGCTACTATTATAGAGGGAAGGCCAATGAAGCAACCAAAAAGAAAAGGTGCCACTAAAATGAAAATGGCGACAATTGAATGCGGCCCGATTGTTACTATATTAGATTTTGGAGGGATTCTTCATTGCTGCACTAAAACTGGCATCTATGCCTTTCATAAAAAATACTCAGAATGGATTCAAGTTTTGAAAGCAACCGAGGGAAATTCGTGAGTCTCGATGGTGGATGGTGCCGTGTCTGCGGCAAGTGGGAAATGGAAGCTGATGAAGGCTACTGTGAAGAACATACGCCTCTTTGCGATTGTGGCGGCTATGATGTCCACGGAATGTTAGTCCATGAAGAAGGATGCGCAGCGGTGGCACCATGAGTCAAGCGCTTCAACGTAGGCGTAGGCGTGTCAGGCAAGCCAAGAGGTTTCGTAAATCAATGATCGGCTTTGCTATGGCCTTTAATGAAATCCTAGTGGACGGAATAGACGCTATGTTTGAAGTCGAGCGCCAGTTTTCTAAAGACATCCAAAAAGCTATTATTCGCTCTTGACGTTCCCTAGGGGATTGAGTATATATGAGAGACAAATTAAACCTGCTTGCAACAGGTGGATTAGAGTAGAAGGCTTACTCATGCTTCTTGCACCTCTTTGATGGGGTGGCTGTTCTAATCAACAGTTGCAACAGGAAGCAGTAGTAAGCCTTTTGTTTTTGGAGTCTGGATGAAGTGGTACAAAGCCATAGTTGATCTGAAAGACCACCGTAAGCGCTTTGAGCTTGAAGCCGAACTAAATACAATCCACGGTCTACATTATATTCATTGCTGGTTTTCCCACGTTGCCAAGTTTTACGAAAACGGGGACGTTTCAAAAGTGACAGCTAACGAGCTTGCCAGGGTTTGTGAATGGAAGGGCGAAGAACAGACAATATTCGATGCCTTCTTGAAAACAGGTTTCATTGACAAAATCGGAAAAAAATTAGTAGCTCACGATTGGTTTCAAGAAAACTCTAGGTTTTTAAAAGAGAATTCTAAACCAAAATACCAAGGGAAACCCAAGGGGAAACCACGGGAACCCCTTGGTAAACCCGTGCTACAGTACAGTACAGTACAAGACAGTACAGGACAGGACAAAAAACAATTACCGCCTTCGGCTTGGGATAGATTTTGGGCTATTTGCGATAGAAAGAAAGCCGTTACCGAAGCCAAGAAAGCCTTCCTCAAACTAAACCCTACAGAGCAAGAGCAAGCTATAAAGGCTTGGCCTAATCACTCAGCATTGTGGAAAAAAGAAAACCGTGATGAATCTAAAAAGCCATATCCAGCTACTTGGATAAATAAAGGTCAATGGCAAGACGACTTAGGCGATCAAGTGCCTAAAGAGCTAAGAGGCCGTGAAGCCTGCCACGCCTATGGGCATACAATGAAGGGCGAATATAATGACCCAAACGACCCGAATAAAAAGACGGGCCTTTATTGCTCACGCTGCGGTATTAAAGCATGAATGATGAATCTTTAAGGCTTTACCAAAAGCTCTATATGCGTGAATGGCGCAAGCTGAACCCTGAGAAGATTAGGGAGCAATCTAGGATACGCAGGGAACGATTTAGGGAAAGGGTGAATGAGTATATGAAACACTACATGAGAAAAAGAAGGGCTTTAAAATGAAATACGAAAGCTACATTTCAAACAAAATGAAATCATCCGACATGGTAGGAATGGAGCCGCCAGAGCTTAATAAAAAGCTATTTCCTTATCAGGCCGATCTTGTACGTTGGGCTTTGAGACGTGGGCGCGCTGCGCTGTTTGCCGATACTGGCCTAGGGAAAACCTTTATGCAAGTAGAATGGGCAAGGTGCATTGAGGGCCGAGTTTTGATTCTTGCGCCTTTGGCAGTAGCCGAGCAAACGGTTAGAGAGGCTAAAAAGTTAGGTATTGAAATTGCCTACCGCCGTAAAGATGAGGGCGACAGGATCACTATAACGAATTATGAAATGATGGATTATTTTGATCCGGCTAATTTTAATGGAATCTGCCTAGATGAGAGCTCTATCATCAAAGCCTATACCGGGAAGATTAGGGAGCAGATTATCACGCAGTTTAATAAGGTGCCTTTCAAGTTAGCCTGCACAGCTACGCCTAGCCCTAACGATTATACGGAGCTTGGAAATCATTCTGAGTTTTTAGGGATTAAGACACGCCCTGAAATGTTGGCTGAGTATTTCGTTCACGATATGGAAAACACACAAGAATGGAGACTCAAGGGCCATGCGATAGATGCGTTTTGGCGTTGGGTGTCAACCTGGGGGGCTTTGATACGCAAGCCTTCCGACCTTGGATATTCCGATAAGGGCTTTGAGCTTCCACCTTTGATTATGAAAGAGGAAGTGGTTGAAATTAGCAATGTGGACGCATGGAAGGAAGGCGAATTATTTGCGCTAGAAGTTAAGACGCTATCAGATCAGAGAACCACCCGCCGAGCCACTATGGAAACTCGCGTTCAAGTTGCAGAGCTTCTAAGCCGTGGAAAAGAGCCTGTCATTATTTGGTGTGAATTGAACGATGAGGCCGACATGGTAACGGAAGCGGTCAAGGGAGCTGTCCAGGTGCAGGGAAGTGATACGCCAGAACAAAAAGCAAAGGCCATGCTAGATTTTTCGAATGGCGATATCCGCGTTCTGGTTTCTAAAACCAAAATTTGTGGATTCGGTATGAATTGGCAGCATTGCCATAAAATGATTTTTATGGGTGCATCCCACAGCTACGAAGGTACCTATCAAGCTATCCGGCGTTGTTGGCGATTCGGTCAAAAGCAAGCTGTCGAGGTTACGGTAATTCGGGCCTCTACAGAAGGCGCTATTATTGAGAATTTCAAACGCAAAGAAGCTGATGCAATTTCAATGGGCGAGGAAATGGCGTTAAGGGTTAAGGATGTTTTACTCGCTGAAATCAAAGGCACGAAAAAGGAATGGAATCCTTATGACCCGCAAGTTAAAATGATTGTCCCTTCTTGGATTGGAGAGGAAGCATGAAAGTCCTGAATCAGAACGTGAAGGAAAAATATGCAATCTATAATTCAGATTGCATCGACGTATTGAAAGGGCTACCCGATGATAAAATTCACTACTCGATATTTTCCCCACCTTTTGCAAGCCTCTACACATATAGCGCAAGCCCAAGGGATATGGGAAATTGTGCCGGACAAAAAGACTTCTTGGATCACTTTGAATTCCTTGCGCCAGAGCTTTTCAGAGTTACCAAACCAGGAAGGCTACTTAGCTTCCATTGTATGCTTTTACCGACCAGCAAGACGAATGACGGATTCATCGGCATCCGAGACTTTCGGGGAGAATTGATCCGCAAGTTTTCGGAAGCTGGATTTTATTTCCATAGTGAAGTCGTTATCTGGAAAGACCCTGTAACCGCTATGCAGCGCACAAAGGCTCTAGGCTTGCTCCACAAAACTATACGCAAGGATAGCTCGATGAGTCGCCAGGGCATCCCTGATTATTTAGTGACCATGCGTAAGCCTGGGCAGAACGATGAGCCTATAGCGCACACGCATGAAAACTTTCCCGTTAGCCTTTGGCAGCAATACGCTAGCCCAGTTTGGGGTGACATTAATCCTAGCGATACCTTGCAGTATCGAAGCGCAAGGGAAGATAAGGACGAAAAGCATATCTGCCCTTTACAGCTTGAAGTCATTAGGCGCGCATTGAAGCTCTGGACTAATCCAGGTGATACCGTCTTGAGCCCCTTCGCTGGAATTGGATCTGAGGGCTATGTGGCTCTGCAGGAAGGCCGTAAGTTTATCGGTGCCGAACTCAAGAAAAGCTATTTTGAGCAAGCAAGTCGGAATCTTGAGAGTGTGGCGAATCCGGCCCAGAAAGAGTTACTAGCAGTTTAAGCGGGGTGTTCCCGTTTAAAACCCACGGCGGGAGATAGGCGCTTTTGCGTTCTGTATCGTGGAGTGCTCCATAGAGGCAGCGCCGTGGGGATAATTTTTAAAGGCACGTTATGATTTACAAGTGCTGCGATTGCGCTCACGAACAATCACTAAGCTGCTGGTGTGAAATATGCGGCTCACTAAATATAGAGGTGAAGGGTGAAAGCACGAAAAGCAATTAAGCGAAGCACCAAGCCTATCAAGCGTAGCCCTATTAAAAAGCTAGGGAAGCGAGGAAAAGAAAACGCGGCAATGTTGGCAGAGCTTAAGCGAGAATATTTAAGCAAGTTTTCACGGTGTCAATATTGCCACGCTATTCTCGAAGAAGGCCACATCTGGGAGTTGCATCACAAGCTAAAGCGCAGCCTGGGTGGAAAGCACGTTCCTGAGAATCTAGTGGCGGTGCATCGAGTGTGTCATAATCGCATTCACCAAATCCACTACGCGGTTGTAAGAGATTGCCAAGCTAACCTTTTGAATGGATGGACTTGTGACCTTTTTGGATGAACTAGAAAGATTCAAGGCGTTTCGTTTGAAGTATCTCACTACGCTTTTAAGCCCATTGCCTACTGACATGGCAAAGGTGCATTTTGAAAAGCAGAGCAATTCCGCACTACGCTTTGAAGCTGAGGAATGGGCCGCCGATCTCGAAGCCTTTTATCAAACCCGCGCAGCTAGAGAATATGAAAAGCCAGATTGTAAATCTTGGGAATACGCTCAGGCTCTAGCGGCTGAGGAAAAGCGGTGGTTTAAAAAAGCACAAGCTGCCGTGAATTCTTTAGAGCAACGGGCTATCTCGCTGGGCCAAACAATCAAAGTATCAGAAGGCCGCGCATGAAACTAAGCCTCAAGATATTCCGCAAACGCCTGAATCATCTAGGCTACTCCTTAGACATAACCCCAAGCGGAGTCTACCAAGTAACAACGCTAGGAGATTTCGGGCCAGCTTATTCGGGAAGCTATGAACAAGTAGTTGGCTTTTTAGCAGGGGTTGATTTTGAGCGCCAGCATACTGATTTTCACTATCACAAGCTGCCACGCGAAAAACGAGCTTCTAGGCATGGGTGCCAGAAAAGCTCCAATGGCCCTGGTTAGCGATATACGCCCTACTAGGCGGCTGGATATATGAAAGAAAGAATATATACCTTGGAGGCTTGACATTATTGTAAAAATACAGTAGTGTAAAGCTATGTTAAGTGAAACCTACAAAAAATTGATTGGGTGGAAGTGTTTAAATCCTGAATGCAGGAACACTATCTCCCACATTGAAGTTCACCACATCCTTCCAGTGTCGGAAGGCGGGCCTGACCAAGCTTGGAATTATATAACGCTGTGCCGAGAATGCCATATGCTTTTTCACAGGTTAGTTAATAGCGATTGCAGGGTTGATCTTTTTACTTATAAGGCTCTAGCCGAAATTAAGGCGTTTGGATTCACTTTCGATGAGGAAAATAAATATGACCTTGAAAAGCTCAATAAATTACTCCACGAAAGAGCTTTGCCAAAAGTTGGGCCTCTCCCGGCCTACACTTCTTTCGTATGCGAAGAAAATGAAGCTGGAATTCAAAATGGAACAATTGAAGATAGAGAGCAAAAGGGCATTGTGGCCCCATTCAGAAATTCTAAGGCTTCTAAACAATTTACCAGATGGGAAATTAAGAAAGCGCGTTCTGAAAAACGCAGAAAGCCAAGGATTGATATAGTCTGCTCAAGTTGCAGTAAATCAATAAAGGGAAAAACAAATCAAAAATACTGCTCGGCTATTTGCCGTTTTAAGGCTTGGAGTTTGAAACATCCTAGACTCAGGCCACAACTCCACAAAGGGGATGCGTGATGAAGAATGCTTTTGAGGCGACACTTGGTGTTTGTCTTGCGCTATTGGCGATTGTAACGCTGATGGAATGGGTGGTGATGCCATGACCCGCCTATACCTCCTAACCCTGCTGGCCTTGTGTGGGTGCGCGCCAGAAACCGAGTCTGTGCCTCCAAAGGCTCCAATTCAAACGGTTCCAGTAGGGCAATTGAAGTCGCTTTATCAAGCCTCTAAAAAGGCTATTGAAGAAGATGCGAAAGCGAAGGCTATTAGGGCGCTGCCAAGCTGCATATGCCAGATCGACAAGGAAATACAGGAATCAGTTCAAAATGGAAGCGAAGAAGTTTTGGTGACGCTGGGGCACGGATTCAGCGGAGAGGAGTCCTGCTATTATCTTCCCACAGACATAGATATCGTAAACCACTACAAAGCTATGGGCTATACCGTTGTCGATGATTTAGCTTTTGACGGATACCACAGAATACTTATCTCTGGATGGGCCAAATGAACCCCACCCGCAAGAAAGAGGTGCCCCATGCCTGACGAGATTAAGGCTCCCTGCCCAGTTTGCAAGGCGCTTAATACTGAGGTTGTCAGGACGCACGATTCAGGCACCGGGACGGACAGTCTTCTTTGGTTTTGTCGAGCCTGTGATGCTGCGATGCCTCCGGCGACTTGGGCAAAATATTCACGCCCAACCCCCGCGCCAGTAGAGGGGTGGAGGGAAATTTCCACAGCGCCAGAAGGTCAGGGCGTCCTTCACATGATTGACCTTTGGCACCGTTCAGGAATAAGGATTGCGGACGCCTATAGGCAAGGAAATCAGTGGCGCAAAAACATGGCCTATTACGATGCTGATGAGATAACTCATTGGATGAAACCGTTGCCGCCTCCCCCTAAAGGAGCTGAGAAGTGAACCAACTAGACAGAAAATCAATTTACGATAGCGGCTGGGAGATTCACCGCTTGTCCGAGGACGTGGTGCACAAGGCCGAGCCTTCCAAAAAAATCTTGGCATATATCAGGAACCACGCCCAATACATCGTTGACGTTATCGACTGTCACATCCGCGCCTCAGCCAAGAGGAAGGCCAAAGAGGTGAAGAAGGGCGTTGACAAACCAAAGGGGGTTAGGTATCATGTCTAAAATGTTCACACTAGAGCAATTCAAGACATGGGGGGGCAAGGGTGGAAAAGCAAGAACAAAAAAGAAAACCGAGGCTGTCCGTGAAAACGGAAGAAAAGGCGGACGCCCTAAAAAGGTTCCTGCGAAAAATAAGGAAAAGTAGAAGTGGTTGCTGGGAGTGGACTGGCGTTAGAGATTGGGGCGGATATGGAAAATTTAAACACAAGAAGAAATACAAAACGGCATCTAGATGGGCCTGGCTGTTAATGGTCGGCGACATCCCATCTGAAAAATTAGTGGTATGTCACGCCTGCGACAATAGAGGGTGTGTAAATCCGAACCACTTATGGCTAGGCACGCAAGCTGATAATATAAGGGACGCCCAAAACAAAGGAAGGCTTAAAAAATGCAAAACACCCCCCAGGAAGGTATGAGCGCCGTGGACTTGAGCGTGGAGCGCCAGCTTATAAATAAAATGGCTGACGTTTTGATTCGCGTGCCGATTTTCCACAGGTGCGGTTTTCCGAATGCCGCCAATTTCGACAAGTGCCTCTCTTGCGCGACCGATGCTGTTCTAATGGAATTCAACGCCCTTAATTCGCCAGACAGGGAGGAAAACGTATGACGCCAGAACGCATTGCGGAGCTGAGGGAGCTATACGACCCAAAGCATGCGCCTTGGGGAAGTGGGCGCGGTTTTGAAGCCATAAACGAATGTCTCGATGCCATCCTCACCGCCGAATCAAAGCCCAAGGCCACGGAGAGCGAGAGGCCGAAGCGCTGGAATTGGGTATGGACTGGCTATGAAGACGGCGAAATGGAAGAAGATGAAAAAGGCGAATACGTCCGCTTCGAGGATTACCACACCCTCACCACCCAGTTCCGCGCCGAGCAGGACAAGAACAAGGCGCTTGAGGGGGCGCTGGAAAAGGTATGCAAGGCAATTCGCGTTGCTGAAATTGAAATGTCCCATGCGATCTTGAAATTAGACAACGGATTAGTTTTCGATCAAGAAATGCAGGGAATGATCGATATCAAAGAGGCCCGTAACGAATTAAGGAAATACCAGTGGCCTAAAAATATTTTGGCCCTCGCCCCAAAGGACAACGCCACGGAGACAGGGGGGAAGGCTAAAACCCAATCGTAACAGCCGCCGAGTAACTAGAAAGCTCTGGAACATTTACAATCCCATAAATTCCAAGCTCTAAGATGCTGAAATCCATCTTAAATCCTGGGCCAGCTTGCCAGCCTGGAAAATTGTAAAGCGCGATAGCTTGCCATTTCTTTACGCTAGGCTTGCTTGATTCGAGCTTCTTTAAAATAAGCAGCTTGTCGTTAAGCGTGTTATTGTCGTTTTCTAGCTGTGAGATATATTGGCTGCGTTCAATCTCAACCTTTTCGTCAATCTGGCTTGATTCCGTGGTTTTGATATAGGCGAGTTTTCCAGCGAGTAGGATAGGCGTTGAAGTGGTTTTTCTATCCCTTGAACGTTTTAGCTCGGATTCTTTGGTAACTAACATGGCTTGAGTTTCGATAAGTTTCTGGTTAGTTTCTTCAATAATTTTAGACTCGCTAATGGTTTGAAGTTTATACGTCCTTGCAAAGTAAGCCCCTATCCCGGCTAGAATAGCTAAGACTAGGATTATAATGGCGTATTGTTTAGGGCTTAATTGCATAACTGCCTCTTAATGCGCGTGAATACTCTTTGATAGCTGCTTTACCTTGGCCCGTGTATTGCTTCGCTATGTAGTCACAGGCTGATTTTCGGTTCTCCGGCTTCATGGCCCATTCCCAAACAAAGTCAGTGTATCGCCTGGACATTTCGCAATAATTCCAATCCTTGCTCAATATAAGGTTAGCTCGATATAGGTCAATTACTGCTTTGTGCTTTCCGTGGTATCCAGCTTCATTGGCAAAACCGCCATTTTCTATATGCCTGCCAGCTATGATAACTTCCATAGGTGCGCCGAAATATAGATTAGCCTTAGTTACTGCGTCTGGGTCTAGACCTTGAAAGCTATATGGACTTTTTGCGCGCTCTAACGCTGCGTTTCGATAACTCAAATCGAGTTTATCTAAGGCTAGAGTTTCGGCCTTGGCCCGTTCACTTGCATATAAATAAGCAAGCACACCACAAGCGCCAAGCAACGCAAAACAAAGTCCATAAAGATAAGTCCTCACTTCGAGAAAACCACTACAAAAAAAGAAATGAAGAAGCCAAGTAAAATAATTATTGCGCTTCCTTCTAAGATTTCCCAGAAGTGAGGCTTCATTAGGCTTTAGGAGCGACAGGAACAGGAGCCGCGCCAGTAACCGGGTCAATCGTCTGTCCAGGGGCCGCAATATCACGCTTGGACAAAGCCGCAATCAGGGTAACGACAAGGCCAGCAATTCCCTTGTTAATCAGGTCAACCACTTCAGGCGTGAGAATCGTTTGGCAAAACGAGCAGCCTTTGGTAAGGTTAACGATAAGTCCCGTCACAAATCCAGCCACAGCAATCTTGATGCGGTCTGAATTGGCGATAGCTTCCCCAAACAAGAAGCCCATAATTTTCGTATAAATAGCGTTCACGTTGCCTCCTAGCAAGTCTTGAAGTCTAACTGGAAGTGGTCTGTGTCGGGAAATCCGACCCAATCACCGCCCCAGGTTATATCGACTCCAAGTCTTTGAGCCGTAGCCTTGATATGCTCGGCAAGTAATTTGATAGGCGGTTGATCCGTAGACCAATCGTAAGGAAAAGGGCAAGCGTCTACCGCTAGGCTAGGCATCTGATTATGCTTCCCATGTGGGAATTGCAACTTACTACGCCCATCGGCAAAGGCCTGATCCTGCTCGACTTGACCCCTATAACCCGTAACTATGGTCATATCCATAGTTTGGATAGCTTCATGGAATAACTGTTGCAGTTTCGGATGACAGGTAGCTAGTTTGTCTTTTGAACTTTGGCTGAATTCAGGCATTTTTCATCCCTTAATTTAAGCCGCTTTAGCCGTATCTGGGTTAATCGTTTCCATAGGCGCAAGGCTATGCTCATAGGCTTCTAAGGCCCTCCTAACTTTGTATGGTAGGAATTCCTTATCCTCGTTGAGTAGTCTAAGCAAATCTTCTAGCATTGAAATATTATCCTAAAAACGTTAAGATAAATCAATCCCTTTTGGAGGTCGCCATGTTCGCCATTTACTTCCTTTTGGTCATAGCCGCTATTTACGCCGTTGCCGCTTTGGGCAGAGTTGAACGTGAAGATCGTTACCGGGATGCGTCCAAGTAATTCTGTGCCATTTGGTTTTGCATCCCTGAATTTCGCCTAAGACTGTCCCTCAAAGAGTTTATTTTAGCTTGTTGTGCCATTCTGCTTTGAATAGCTTCCTGTTTCTGTGCGTCCAAATTAGAAGCAATCGACTGACTCTGTATGCCTAATGATTCGGCTGGACTAGGATTAAACATGTCACTTAATGCTTTTCCGTAGCCGCCAGAGCTTTGGATAGATTGATTTGCGTTTAGAGCATCGGTGCCTAAACCTTTGGCAATCTTCCCCATCCCGTAAATACTTTCTCCAAGCGCCCGGTCAAGTGGCGAAGGTTCAAATAAAGCTGCGAGAAATCCTTTTGAATTAGGCATTTTTTTTAACCTCTAAATAAGTATCTTGAACCACTTTAACAAGCTCCTCGTTTATTTCCATGAGATTATTCACATTCTCATGCGTTCGTCTTAGCTGTTCGTGGTCGCTCCATACTTTTGGATAGTTATTTTGATCCACTGCCGTAATTAGTGGATCGTATTTAGCTAAGTGTGAATTAACCGTTCTTATTTCTTCGGTATGAGCGCGCATCATGTCGCCAAGCTCATCAAAAAACTTATTTTTGTAAGCTGGCAATGATTCACCACGTCCTTGTTTCTTTTCCCAAGCCGCAAATGCTTTGAGAGAAGCTAAAATTATAGCCGCCCCAGCGGTTCCACTAAGCAAATGAGAAAGTGCTTCTAATAAACTCATTACTTCCTCGAAAGTGCTTGTGAAAATGAAGAAGTAGATTTCTTTTCTTCCTTCTTTCCATCCCTTTTACCTAAAGCTGATCCATTTTCATCTTCCTCTTTTGAATTTTCTTCCTCTCCGTCTTGAGTAGAAAGAATATTCATAAATTGAAACTGACTATCATCTGTCTTAGGATCATATTTCACTTTAGAAATAGACCCTTCTTCTTGCGTTACGTTTCCTAGCTTGTCCAAATCATCACCTTCTAAAGGTTTCCGATTATTTAAGATATAACAAGCCAAGAAATTAAATACGCTAAGGTGACAAGTCAAGACTACGCTATCCTGAGCATCTAGCGATTTGATAACTGTCTCATAAAAGTTAATAAGCCGTTTCTGAAATTTAGTGAAACTTTCTCCATTGGGCGGTGAAGCGTCCGGGTTGGTTTTCCACTTCTCTTGAAGTTTATCCATTAAAGGCCCAACGACAGTTAATAGCTGTCCGTTCCAGTCGCCGTAATTCATAGGACGTAAAGCGATCATCTGTTCAACAGGTGCGCCAGTGGTTTCAGATATACTTTTGGCTGTTTGCATTGACCGTTTCAAATCGCTTGAATAAATACGGTCAACCTTGATGTCTTCAAAGAATTCCCCGGCTTCCCTGGCCTGGGCCATGCCTGTGCTATTCAAAGGCGGGTCAGCCCATCCCCTGAGTTTCCCATCTTTGTTTAAAGCAGTCTCACCATGCCTAGTAATGAAGATACTCGCGCTATCTTCACCGTCGAATTCATGCTTAGGAGGCCGTTTAGAAGGCGCTGTGGATTGCGTCACTTGACACCCATCTTAGGCTTATTCATGTAAGGCTGATACGGCTTGGCATATACTCCAAGTTTTTGAGCATCATCAAACTTCATGCTCTGGGTAGTCCCGCCCTGCATGGGTTGAACGCCAATGCTTTTAGGGGGAAATTCGGTTTGACCTGGCTTGCGTGTAAGAGCTTCTATAAGTTTCATTTCATCCTCACGGAGTTGCAGGGGCGGTCATTCCACGCCCTGCGCCTATGCCAATTCCAGCAAGCCAAGGCGGTAAGCCCATGACTTTTGGATTTATCGTTCTTTGTCCTTGCAAATAGTTATTCATAGCTGCGTCATTAGCTACAGAGCCGCCTTTTCTAATGGCACTTCCTAAGACGCCGCCTATAGCATTTCCGACAACTGGAATATGCGAAGATAAGCCCTCTACTCCGTTCGCCAGCCAATTGAGGCCATGTGAAGCGCCTAAAACCGCTGTCTGTGAATTCTGGGGTAATTTATTAGCCCATTCACGTATCGTTCCCCCGTCAGATATCATCTGTTGAATCTGTGGGTAGGCATCCCCCAATAAAGGCCCTCTAGCATTAGCCGGAATACGGTTGACCTCTTTTTCAAGTGAATTTATGCCTTGGGTAAGCCTGCCAATATCATCTTTGGCGGGATTATTCAAAGCGGTTTTAACTTTATCCATGATATTTGAAACAGCGACAGATTTTAAATCACCTGTTCCCATACCCGTTTTTTTCATAAAGTCTTGAACGTTTCCCATGAATTCTTTATCACTGTTCCCTGCCCCTATCATGCTGTCCCAGAATTTATTAGGGTCTTTGGTCAAAGGAACAGCTAAAGCGTCCGAAGAATCTTTTAGACCTGAATAAATCGAATTCTGCTTTTTAAGCATATCACCTATAGCCGGGGGTAAAGCGGCCTGTTCGTTTTTGCTCAAAGCTGCATAGACAGCGTTCTTAACCCCAGAAGAAGGCACCCCGCTTTTCTGCGAAGCCGCATAAAGCTCTTGACCTAGATTTTGGCGAAGGTTTCTTAGTCCGGTTACATTTCCAATGTTATTTATATCGTCAATATAACCTTGTAGAACATCAGCGACAGGTTGCGAGAATCCTTTTGCGCTCTTACTTGCGGCTATGTTTCCAGCGTCATCAATATTCCAGCCCGCTTGCCTGACTGCTTGAATAACATCCCGGCGAACTGCTAGAGGATTGATATTAGTGGCTCCCATCTTGTCCGCTAGGTCTATATTCTTATCTAATACCGACATAGCCCCGCCAGCCGCGTCCTGAGCGTTTCCAAATTTAGTCTGGAAATTAGCCGCTGCGGTAGTTGGTTCTTGGACAGGGGCGACTTTGGAAAGAGTGTTTTGAAGATTACCCTGCATTGAATCGGCTTGGTTTCTAGCCATTGCCTGAATAGGATTTGAATTCCTATTCATAGCTTCGCGTTCAATTTCAGGCGTCAGACCTTTAACACCGCTTTTAATCTGCATCTGGGCAGGGGTAAGTTGCCCGTAAGCGGTATCTGGTAGCTGTTCTACCGGGATTGAAGGCGCTCCCATCTTTGCACCTGCGAGGCCTCCTGCCATTGTGGAGGCGAGCTGAACGATGGGGTTATCAATGGCCTTGGCAACGCCTGGAAATCCTGCGGACTTTGCGCCACTGGATGCAAGGCCAGGTAAAGCTGCGCCAGCGCCCGCGCCGAGACTAGCGCCAGCAAGACCTTTGAGAGCTGCATCAGATGTTCCTCCTAATAGCCCTGTAGCGGGCAAAGCTGATAATCCTAAGCTGGCTACGTTTAAACCAGTTTGAACCGTAGGGCCTAACCTATTACCAGGAACGCCAAAAGGCTTGTCATTGGTCACAAGGCTGTCAATTGCGCCTGCGGGCGTAGCCACGCCAACGAACTTTTCAGCGGCGTTGATAACAGGATTATTTAACCTTCCAGACCCGCTAATCTGTGCGGTCTGACTATCTGTGCCTTGAGGTGAAGTATTGGGCATAGTAGGAGGCTGCTTGGCTGGGCCAAATTCGTTTTGTAATTTGGCAAATTCAAGCATTTCAGAGGTAGACAAACCTTTTTGGGTCTGTTGGCCTCCGAATTCACCTTGTAGGCCTTGAAATTCGGCCTGTTCTTCTGGAGAAAGAGGCATTACATTCCCGCCTTAGCTTTAAGCTGTTGATACCGAATCATCCTAGCTGCTTTTCCTGGGTCATCCTGATTAGTGGGAGCTTGCATTATATTACTGCCACTGTAAGGATTCGCTGGAGCATTCCCGGTTAAAGCCGAAGGAATACCACCCGGCCCAGGTGCAAAGGCCGCCGGAACTCCACCGCCTGACATTTCGTTAATGGCTCCCTTCATTTCTGGAACCGCTGTTCCTTTAGCTCCAAATCCTGGCATTTGATAGAGACTGCCCATAGCAGAATCATAATCGCCTTTAACCCTTGCGTAAGTCCTGCCTAGGTAAGGATTGCTAAAATTTCCTTTACCGTCAGAAGCCTCTGAAAGCCTTTGAAGTCCGGCATCATAGGCAGGCTTGATATAGGCGTCTGTGAAGTGTTTGAATTTTCCGTAAGCTACGTCCGGCGTTTCTTCAAGACCTGGATAGAAAGACTTCTTAAAGCCTTCCAATTCTTCACCGCCAGGAACATAAACCGACCCTGTAGCTAACTTAGGCTGTTCCATTGAGCCTTGAGTAATCACTGAGTCATATAGGGCCGGAATATTAGCTGGGTTGTTTCCTACCTGTTCTGCAAAACCCCTAGTATATTGATTCCCTGCCAATTTCTTTTGAAGGATGCTCATGGCTGTGCCTGAAACGCTTGGGTCAGGCGATTTCGTGTCTTGGTAGGCTTGGTAAAGAGCCATAGCGGCATTATGCACCGGGACAGCGCTTTGAGTAGCGTCAAGCCTATTCTGCTCTTGGGGAGTTAATTTCCCTGAATTAAAGTCTTGCTGTGCCCCTATTTTATTCATCATCATTTGGCCCATCAATACCCTAGAAGCTCTTTCATTGGCATACTTAGCTGCATCATCCTGGTTAAGCTGGAACGTCTGCCCGCCAATTTCGGTAGGCGTTGTATTCATCATACGCATATTCTGAAAATTTTCACGCTGCAACTGAGCTTGTTGCATTTTTTGCTGTTGAAGCGCACCCATCAAGCCTACGCCTGATTGCAAGCCTTCACTCAATCCATTTATTGCCGATCCAAAAGGCATAACGACTCCTTAAAGCATTCTGCCAGCGACAGAACCAACAAGACCAAGAGCTTGCCCAAAAGCATTTTTATCATTTTGGTTCAAGGCCACTTGGTTATTATACTTGTCCATAGAATACTTATTCTGTTGGTCAATTGTATTCCTGTAATTCTGGTATTGATTCATTTTATCACCATATTGCATCTGCCCAACCTGTCCGGCTAGTCCTTGTCCCTGATTAGCTGCGCCTTGCTGAATATTGGCTAGTCCAGCTCCAAAGGATGCGCTATTTATACCTCCACCTTGAGCCAAGGCCGCTTGCAAGCTCATTTTGTTCTGAGCTGCGTTGGTATTGATTTGATCCTGTCCGGCTCTAGTGAAATCTCCATAATCTGAAGCGGCATAATCATTAGGATTAAACGCTTTAGGCGTAGCCATGTCAGGCTTTGCAGGATCAGGTATCATACCAGCAGAACCTAAAGCGCCCCTTCCTAAAGCCTGAGCGCCATATTGCCCGTCTTGAGGGGTAATGGCCCTAGAAACCGGGTCTTGAAGGGCTCCAAATCCTTTTTGATCTGGGGCACCCCAAGGCGTTCCTTTGCCAGTAAATAAAGGGCTCCCCATAATACCGCCAGGCCCAAAGGGCGTATTCTGTGCCGAACTATTTAAAACATCTCCAAGCCAACTCATTTAGAACCCCTGAGATTGTGAATTGTTAATAGGCCCGTATGGATTTACCCTACGTTGCCAAGGCGCTGTTTGGGCGTTACCTTGCATCCCGTATTGGCCCATCATGTTAGCGTAATTATTCTGACCTTTGCGCTGACTATAAGCTCCAAGAGCTGCCCCGCCAAGCACCCCAGCCATATCGCCCATTCTTTGCTGATTCTGCATAGCCTGTTGAAGCTGAATTCCATACATCTGCCTATTCCAATCATCCTGTTTAGATTGATCCTGTAACGAATCAGCGTAGAGCCCTTGTTTAGCCCTCTCATCGTAAGGCTGTAACTGAGCAGAGCCATTCCTAGCCGCCTGCTCTGTCTGGAAGGCCATATTAGAAGCCATGCCTTGCTGATTAGCATTAGGCCCCGCTGCTTGCTGGAAATTACCTGCCTGTTGTCCAGAATTGGCCTGGGCACCTTGGGACAGGGCGTTATAAAACCCACCTGTCCGCATAGACGGGTAATCAGCCGGATTGTATGGCTTTCGTTTCACCATATCCGGGTAACTAGGGTCTTGAAGTGAGTCAAATAGTCCCATGATTCATCCTTTAGCGAATTCTATCACATAGTAATAGCTTTGTTCGCCATTCTGGTTAGTTATAGCCGTTCCGCCCGTTACAACCTTGAATTGGAAATCAATCGAATGCGATCCAGCATTTAGATTCCCTGCCCAAAAATGAGGTTCAGGGCAAACTAGATTAGCTGAATTGGAATAGCTGCTTGAGACAGATTTAATGCCTCCGTCTACAAGCAATTGCGTAGTTACTCCTGCTACAGCGGTTCCGTTAAAACATCCTACCACACCAAAAACGATCACTAGACCGCCACTGCTTTGGAACTGGCCTAGAAAGTTAGGTATGCTGACAAAGGAACCGCTGGCAGTCGAGTTAGCCGCGCTAGTAGAATAACTAAGAAGCAAAGACATATTAGTAAACTGCCCAAATTTATTGAGCGTTGAAAAGTTATCCCTAAGAACTTGGTTCTTCTGTTCTTCGGTTAACTGAGTTGACCATACGTCAAGCTGTCTCATTAGTATTCTGCTCCTTGTTCCACATATCCTAAGCCTATATTGTCAATCTGAACCGGAACGTCTAAATCAGCATTGCGAAGCCTTAATCTAAAAAGACGCGCTTTAATGCCAACGGATTGAAGCTGTCCGGCTTTAAAATCGGCCCTTGTCATATCAAAAGTTACCGTTCTGTTTACAGTGTTTGAAAAATCCGTATAGATATCGACGTAGAGAGTCCCGCTATTTTGAACCGTTCCAGCTATGTAAATACGGCTAAGGAGCTTCCAGAAGAAAGGCTTCCCTAACCATATATCGGGCGTTTCAAAATAGAAGTTAATTGTAGTGCCGTTATCGCTCTGGCCCCAAGTCGCTAGTGTGCTTCCCGCTGGAGGTGCCGAAGCAAAGGTAATGCTCGTATTCGCTACGAAACTTTGCACCTGTAAAGCCGACGTAGTTAAACCACCTGAAAGCGTGATCCACTGGTTGTTATAAACCAAGTTAGTGCTGGCTACGTTAATAGTATTGCTTGAAATTGAAGTAATCGCAGCGGATTGATAGCCAGAGTCTAATTGATAGACGTTCCCTGAATAATCCCCTGCCCAAATTGACGTAAAGAAGTTGGCGTCAGTTACTTCGGTATAGAAGTTAGCCGCATTATCATTTTCCCAGAACTTTTCAGAGCTATATTCATAGACTAAGGTCAAATCCCTAGTCGTTGCGTTGGTGCTAGACATTCCCCAGAAAATTTGATTCTTAGAGGAATTAACACCGCCTGTAATATAAGGCATCGACGTAGGATTATATTTATTCGCGTCGTTTTGGTCGAAACGGTTTAGAATAGCTGCCGCCGAAGGCACAAGGCTAACAAAACTGCCTATGCACATAGCGGGGCCTTGCTCTGAAATGAAGATTAGGCCCTTCGCCGGAACTTCTTTAATGCTCCAATGGCTAAACGTGCCTAAATTACCTACCAAACGCCGATATATGAAAGGATTTGAAACGTTGCCAGTATATTCAAGCAAGAAAACGCTATGGCGTTTAAATACAAAGAGAACACCATTCCACACTTTTAAGCCTGTGATAATATCTCCATCGTTGGGCTCAAAAAAGTCCTGGTAGAATCCCTGGGCACCTCCGAAGGTTGACCAAATATTAGGGTTATTGGCCTCTGAGAACCATACCCGGTTAGGGTTATTGGCATCCCCAGCCATTGCCATGAAGGTTCCAAACATAGTTAAGAACTTGCAAACAGGCGTAGCGACCTGGCTAGTAAAATAGCCTTGTAGGTTGGTGTATTCAGCTACAAGCGTGTTCTCTGTGCCTGCTACAACGGATTTAATATGAAATGACGTTGTGCTATTCGCCATTGGATTGGCTGCTAGGTCTATGTTCGCCGTTGGAATTTTGTAATATGTCGCTCCACCCGCCGTGGTCATAAACCACTTAGTAGCTAGAGCGTTAATATCAAATCCAAAGGCCGTAGAAATAGCATCCATAGCGATTGAGGAAATGTCTATTGAAGCCGTTCCACCGCCAGCCGCTACAGTTACAGTCGTTTCAATGGATGATCTATAGCCGCCGCTAATGAGTGTGGTTACAGCCATAATCTTATAAACGCCGTTGGCTATATTGCTTCCAGCAAATGCCCCTTGAGCCGCGCTAAAGGTAGGCCTCACGCCCTGATTGATCGTATAGCCTGCCGATTGATCCCAGACTTGCTGAGTATTCGTGCCATAGTCAGCGCTGAACATTAGGTTCTTGACGGAACTAAATGAAAAAAGATTATTCTGTCCGCCAGCTAATCCAGTAGTAAGCTGAGTCCAAGCGCCTGTTAATGGCGTGGCGTTTCTGGCATGGTAATAAATAGCTCCCCCCCCAACCCCTATAATTCTTTGCGTAGAAGAAGCACCTTGCCTATAGTCAAAAATTCCCTGAACAATCGTAGTGCCTGAAATCGAATAATAAATGGTAAAATTGGAAACGGTTGTCCAAGTAGGAGACCCTACTTGATAATTAGTAGTAGTTTGAACTAGGCTTCCAGAATTCAAACCTTCCATATAAACAGACCCGCCATTTGAACCGTTTATAGCAAAGAAAAAGACAAGCCAATATTTAGTCGCTCCACTTAGTGCCGCCGAAGTCCCTGTAAAGTTAAATGTATATAGGATTGGCGTTGAGGACGGAGAAATATTATAATTTGTTACAGAACTTCCCACTATGGTTCCGGGAACTCCTGCGTTATCCGTTAATATCTGACAATAAGCAATTGTGGCGAAATCACAAGCAAGGTAAGTATTTATGCTAGTTACGGTGACTCCTGCGCCTGTCGTTATCTGTTGAGCGAAGGCCCCTTGTGTATTTACCGTAACTGCAAAATTCTTATTGGTGGAATTGTTTAATTGAGAGGCATATACGGAATTAACTAATGAATTCCCTTGTATAGTTTTCCCGTTACGCTTTCTAATAGCCCCCGTTGCAAAAAAGTCAACGTTCTTGAGCCTGGGCGACTGCATTATTTCGGCAGTATTCCCATCCACAAGCATTGGAGCCATGCGAGTATTAAGGCCACCGTTTAGATTGCGGAGAACCTCAAATTTCTCATTCTGTGTTGCTTCAAATGCCATTTAATACTGTTGGTAAGGGAAGATCACAGGCTGACCGAACATAATTTCGTCGCCTCTGATCGTGTTGAGCAAGTTAGTCATCTGTTCCTGTTGCATCCAAACCCTGGACATGATCTTAGCTACCTGGGCCTCATGGTATTCATTACGAGGGTCAGCTTGGATTTGGTAGAACTCTGATATCGGGCCGTGAACTAGAATGTCATCGAATTCAGGCGGGATAATCGAATAATCACCGTCTGCCGCTAAAGGCGTAACGTGCTGCCAAGCGTCATAGTTAATCGTGAATATGGCGTTAGGCGTAGGCCATAGGTCATACTGCTTAGCTCCATTTGCCGCAGGAATAGCCTCTACAGCCATTTGAGGGATACCATTGCCCGTAAGTGTCCAGCCAGAAGGGTAAATCTGTAGGAATTTCTGCCTAGGATAGATAAGCAAAGGCTGGCTGATATTACGGATATTCAGGTTAGCCACGTCCATAACGGTGTCAGGCATAGTGATACGAGTAGTTCCGTTTACCGTGGCTACTGTGCCTTCATTCTTGGCCCATTCCCACCTAGCTTGTCCTGCAAAACGCTTATACCACTTATTCACTACGTCCTTAATACTCTGGAGCGTAGGGAATGTATTAGCACTAGGCGCGGTCTGGTTAAATAGCCAGGTGCCTATTTCGTTTTGAATCTGTAGAAAGGTTCGTTGACCGTTTAGGGCTGCCATTTAGAATCTCTGAGATATGCTGAACGGATTGGCGTAGGGCTCATTATAGGCAAAGCACTAGCATGCGTTTTATCCTTGGTTTTACTAGGCCCGCCACTTGGAACAGGAGTTAAAGTAGGGGTTGAGGTTGGCGTATTTGTTGGAGTAGGCGTAGGAGTTGTATCGTCTACGTAAGCATCGTCATATTTCATATTATCCGCAAATGTTCCAAATCCAATTTGCCCTGAGTTATAAAAACCCTCTGCTGTTGCCGTTAATACTTGAACACCATCCATAAAAATAAACGATCCAGAGGCATTTTTGTATATGCCAAGAAGAAAATTAGCTGGATTAGCAGGAGTAACATTTGTAGTTGTATCATTTAGTAATACCGAATAACCCCCACGATAAAAATAAAGATGATTTGTATTAATCCATTGAATTTGATATCCGTCTGTTGGCAATCCAGCCACAATTGTAGTGCAATAGACGCAAAGATTAGCGCGACCTGCTGAACCGTCAACACGCGCTGTAAAACTAATAGCACCAGAAGGCGTTAAATTATTGTAAAGCGCATGTGCCCAAGCACTTGCCGTTAACCCTGCCGCCTGCCCACCGTTAAAAGTAACAATGGTTGAACTACCACTACCTCCGAATCCATCACGATAATTAGCCCCAGCAGTATAAGTAACTACTTGCCCTAGTGGGTAGGACTCAAAGTTTTCAGAGTATAAAGGCGTTGACCAAGCCTTTATACTAAAGCATAAAAAAAATGCTATTAGATATCTCACAAGCCAACCGGAGTTGGAGTAGCAGTGCTAATTGCTTTTCCTGGTGTTACAGTCATAGTCGGAGTCATGGTCAAATAATTTTTCTTTATTTGCCACGCATTAACGTAAGTGCCGTTAATATTTTTCAAAACATCTGTAGTGACTGTTTGAAAATTAGGGTCTTTAGGAACTGCTGCCGTAAGATAGGCAACTAATCCAAGAATGCCGAAATAAGCTATGATAGCTATTCGCATATCAATACCTATAAGTTGCAGTGTTGGTTACGGTTTCAGCGCTCTGGTTATACCAATGGACTACAGAGTCTTGCACCGAAAGAGTGCCTAGTCTGACACTCCAAACCATTTTTTCCCCTGCCGAAATATCCGTTCTTTGAACATTGGTATTAGTTGGGGCTGTGGAACTATTAGTTATAATCACACTTAGAACTTTTGTTCCGTTATTTGCCACTTCCAATGAAGCCCTAGCGGAAAAAGTTAATCCTGCCATAGAGGTTCCCTGCACACTAGAAGCGTAAGTTACTGGATTCATGGCAAAACGACTTGTAACGGTAGCAGTCCCAGTCAAAGCTCCGATTCCCAATGGCAAATTATCAGTATTGGCGTCAATATCATCTAAATTACCGCCTGATTCCTGAGCAATAATCCCTGCTGCCGCTGGGGAAACCGGCATTGGATTACTATTGCTAACCACTGCGCCTCCAACAAGCGTATCGGCTCCAACAGTGATGCCTTTAGCAGCTACACTCCCAGCGACAGCTTGTAATGTAACCCCTTGAGTGGTTCCACCCGAAGCGCCCACTGTATTTATCGCCCCGTTAGAATTTCCGGTGACTTGCCGCCAAGCGTTCGTAGCGGTATCTAGATACATCATCTGCTGCGCGTCATGATGAGCGCTTTCAGATGTTACCGCCGTTTGTGAAAGCCCTAGGTTAATATCACCCGCAAAGCAGGTGTTACCTAGCAGCAACGAGATTAAGCCGAGACATACGCGCTTCATGTTCACTCCTATCCACTATTTTGAGTATTTCAGCACCTAATTTGGCGCTGATCTTCGCTTGGTCATACCTTGCCTTTACGTCAAGGTGCGCCCGGTTTGCCATAACCCGCCGCAAGTCGGCGTCCTTGATTAACCTTGTGATGCACGAATACCATTCGTCAGGATTCCCGGCTAGAAAGCCGTTGTGTCCATGCTGAACGTCATCGTTGTAGGTAATAATATCTGCGTAAACTCCGGGTATCTTCAACGCCGAGAACTCTAGGTATTTGATGTTGGATTTGCCTTCGTTGAACGCAGACTTCTTTAGCGGTGCCAAGCCTATATCAATGCTGGTTTCCGCAAGCCATTTAGGATAGTCCTGAATCTCACAAGGCTGGATAATCTCAACCTGGGGATGATCTAGGAACCCCTTTTTCTCAAAGAAATCGGGGAACTGAGGTTTCTTGTCAAACTCATCCAAGGACTGACCTTGTTTTGACTTACCTCGCCACCAATTGTTAAAGCACAGACGGACGTTAGGATTCTCACGTAAGATCAAATCCAAGGTATCGACGATTTCAAACCAATCCTGGTAATGCGTGTTAGAGCCGAATAGACCGATACGGATAATCCCGTCGTCTATGACGTTCTTGGCAGGCCATAGCTCGAAGTCTACGCCATTAGGGATAACTACTGTATTCCCGTTGAACTTCTGATATAGGCGTTTGAGCTTAGGAGTCGATACCGTGACCAAAGCCGCCATTTTCATTTGTTCAATCGCGTTCTTCCAAGGCGCTCTACGGCACTGCCAGAGATACCACTTGTTATCCTTGGGGTTCTGTAAAATCTTCCCGCCAACGTTATTGGCGTTCTTTTTCCACTCCGCGCTTTCTTCCATGCCTTCGGGTATCTCAAGCCAAACGTCCGGCTTTTCTTCACGCCATGCTTTGAGATGTTCAGCCGGGTTACTTGCATCAATATTCAAAATATCATCGTCACAGTCGATAATGAGAGGCTTGAGCTGTGCCTGGATTTCAAGCCTAACTCCGTCCTCAAACGAGCCTCGAAAGTTACTCATAATGACATCGTGGTTATCCACAATTTCAGCATGTGAACCGATTCCAGGCACGTTGCAAGGCCCGGTCAAGCCTTCCCACTGAATACGTTCTAAGCGGTCTGGAAGCCGTTCCACGTGGAACCCTTCGATACGTCCAAGATACTTCAAAGGCTGCCAGATACGGTAATGGCTTACCCCGTTGTTCCCAGCGTGGTATCCAAACAGTTTCACGCCCATGAAGGCCTCACAACGGCTTGGCCTAGGTATCTGCCTGCAGCATCACTTACTCCGCTTGGAGCTTTGGTAGGTAGCTTGATAGGAGCACCTTTATACTTGTAGGCCCAGTCTGAGCCAAACGCCCTGGAGAACTGAGCTTTAGAGAACCACCCTTGGCCTTGAAGTAATCTTAGAATGTGACGCCAACCACGGTGATATTGATTCTTTTCGTCAAAGAAGTCATATTCCGGTATTTGTCCCAAGAACCAAGAGGGAGAGGGAAGCGGGCTATCCATAACAAGCCCATTCTCATGAGCTTCTGGATGTCCTGGCATCATCTTATAGAGCCCAGAGCTAGGGCCGGGGCCAGGAACAAACCTGACCCTTTTATCCAAGCTCTGTAGCTCTGCAATGAATATTTTTAAACGCATCCCCAACCCTCCAGATTCTTAGGCCTGAACGTCCGACTCGCTGTAAGTCTTCTTACTGAACGAGTTGGTATTAGTCTCGATACGGTGCGGAACCTGCCAACCCGCTGCCGGATTCAGAGGAGTCCTGCCGTTGTCACCTGGAACCCGGTTGCCCTGAGGAATATCACCGAAGATATTTCCTGAGTCGCCGGGGTTGTTATTCTTGGAGATACCAGAGTATCCCCCGTTGCCTGAAGTGCCAGCCATTTCATACCTCCTATTGGTTAGCCGTTATAAGAAACAGCCATAGTTGCAGCAAAGACACGTGCGTTCGTTTCACCCATATTCAAGGCAATCACACCAAAGCCGCGCAGTTTATACGCAACCGTGGCAAGCTGCCCGTATGGATCAGACGACCCGCCCGACCCTGGCTTGTTGACGATGATCTGGATAGGGCTGTCTTCCAGCGACACGCAGCCGAAAGCGTTCTCACCCAAGGCAAAGGCCTGGTAGGCGGTAACACCTGCGGTAACAGTCGTTGTGACGATGTTCTGGCTTTCCAGCAAGCGGAACTGCCAGAGATTGCCAACTTCACCGTTCCAAACTTTGCTCTGCTGCCCAAGCTGCGCCTGAGAAGCAAAACCAAGCACCGTAGTGTCGGCAAGCAAGTCATAGCGCTGGAAGGGATGCAGGACAAGGGCGAACTTCATACCGTCACGGAACGGCCTAACCTTGTTGCTGGCGAACTTGACCGCCATACGGCGAAGCACGTTCGGGCTAAAGGTATCCGTAGTCGCAATGCTGGCGGTTGACGCGTTACCATTCGCACCAATCCAGGAAGTGGCATTAGCGGCAAGCGTAGTGCGGCAGAGAAGGTCAACCGTATCAGAGGCGGCATCAGACAGCACTTTCACGCTGTCTTCAATCACGCTCTGGCGGTTCGTCAACTCTGCAAATTCGGTGATCTTGATGAACTGCCCATACTGCAACATAGTGATAGTCGCGGTATTCGCAGTCAACGAGGTCAAGCCACCTGTCACAGTATCTTCGTTCAAGGCGGCAGTCGTTCCTACGATGTTGCCGAAACGATGAACCATGAACGTATTACCGCTATTCGAAGGCACGTTAAAGCGCTGCGCCAATGGATAGAAGACAAGGTTCTGGAACAAACGATCCTGGGCAATATCGTTATACTTGATGCGCTGGAGCTGCTCGATCTTCTGAGCTGAGCCAGTAGTTGTATTAAAATCGTAAGAAGCCATTACATTTCCTTGTGAGCGTTACCCTTTGAGCCCACCAAGCAATTGATCGACCACTTTCATGCGTTCTGCGCGATCTACAGGCAAGTTGTCCATAGACCATTGAGGCGAAGTTTTCTGTGAATTTCCAAGGGCCGTTGTGGCGCTTTTAACCTTAGCCGCCTGACCCTGCTGAACCTGGGCCGCTTTAGCTTCCTGAGAATTCGCCACCTGTTTCTTGACTTCCTCACACATCCACTGAATGCCTGTGCGAGTAGTGCGAATCTCCTGGAGCAATCCCGCTGATTCAGGATCGCCCATATCAGCCTTCTGCTTAATCGCTAAGTAGAAGTTACCAAGTGGCTCGTTGTATTTATCGAAGTCAGCACCTAAATAATTCTTGGCGCTGTTCTCAATACGCGAGTTTTCCTGGTAAGCCTTATACTCCTGCGCCGTGGATTCCCAGCTTTCAAACTTCTCTTTATACAGATCGTCTACTAAGTGCTTAATCAATTCCCGTGTGGCTTTTTGAGTGGGTTCGTCCAGTTGTTCCCAGCTCTTAGGGGGTTGATTCTGAGGTTGACTGGTCTGTTTCCTGAAGCTATCGAAATCGCTCCGCATCTTGCGAAGCCCTCCCAACTCGCTCAAAAGCGGGTTGAGCATAGCCTGTAGTTTTTGTTCATCGACATAGGAAGGTGCAGGGGCGACGACTTGCTCTTTAGGAGCAGGCGCTTCCATCTGTTTCGTAGGAGAATCGCTTAGAAGCTGATCGGCTGATACGCTCTCTGGGCCGTTACCAACTTCTTGTGCGCCTTCTACCCTTGGCTCTGTCGGTTCTGCTAACATCTGCTCTGGCATGTTTCCCTCCAATCGGCCTATTAAGGCTCGGTGGCTTCCTGCTCAAGATCGTTTTCGTCGGCTTGAGCTTTGGCTGCGGCGAAAGCATCGTCAATGATTTGGCGAGGCCAACGCTGCAACGCAGTTAACGCCCGAATCCTATATTTCAAGTTTCGGGTTTCTGTATCATCGTCCGAAGCTATGAGCTTCAACTGTAAAGACTCGATATCGGACGAAATGAGCTTTTCTAGAATCATCCAGCCTTCGCTCCTAACTGTTGATAGAAGCATTGAAGCGTCATCTTTGGATAGGCGCGTATCCATTAGTGAGCCCCCGCCATAGCTTTTTGAGGAATAGACATTTGCTGAGGCATTCCAGGAGGATTAGGGCCTCCTGGGCCAGCCATGCCAGGAGGGCCTTGCATTCCAGGCATTCCAGGAGGTGGCCCTTGCATCGTAGGAGGCATAGGCAATTGAATAAACATATCCGCGCTGTTCTTAGCGCCACGTAAAGGCAACGATATTTCCTCAATGTGTTTAGGAATGTTGTAAATTTTTCCTGGGCCGAATGCTCCCATGCTGTTAGCTTGTGTCATTTCTCCAATGAAGCTAGTATCATCCGCAATTTGCTGCTTTTTGTAGTTTTCGGTAGCTGCGGAAACAGCGATAAATCTAAACTGGCCTTGAAGCATTTGCTTAGTAATCGGGATTGCTACGCCTTCCTCTGCGGTGTCATGGACTACCATTTGTCCATCGACCCCAAATTGTCTATAGAAAAGCCAACACTCCTTTGAAAGTGTCTCGAATAGGCCTTGGTTTAGCGTGTCTGACATATCTGCAAAACGTGATCCTGCGGCTGCTTGTAGGCCTTGAAACTCGGTTGCGGTGTCTGCGCCTTCGATTCCTTGGAACTGCTCGTTTGCTCCTGATGCCTCTCTAGCTGTGCTAACCAGGAATTCTAGATATTGCTGCACTACTTTTAGGGCGTTTGCGTCTAGGACGAATTCCTTTACTCCATTGGCGTTCTGCACAGGAACTAGCCCGTTGAGCTTCATAAACGTGGTTCTGCCAGTTAGGCCGCTTGATTCATCGTAGAAGATAAGCGGATTGGAGAAACGTTCAACCATTGCTTCCTGTTTTGAAGCGTAGGTATTGATTTGCTCTAAGAGGTTCTCAATAGGGCCTAGTAAGCCTGTGCCCATGACTGATTGTGGATCTATGATGCAAGGCGTTGAGATGTAAGGGTGCCTCTGAGGGTCTAAGGCGTTTTCCTCGAAGAATACTAGATAGTCGTTTTCACAGATGAAGAAGTGGGACTTAATTACCTGAGTCTGCCCTTCGACTTCGTAAGTGATATCAGCGAACCACTCATCTATGCGGTATTCCTTTTCATCTCCGTAGGTGAATCCCCAATTAGTATCACCGTCAGCCGTTTTAAGGCGCTGCGTCCAATCCTCTCGTTGACTCCCACCCAGGCCAGCCGGGACTACTCGCTTGAGATAGTCAACGTTCCAAATGCGCCCGTCCCGTTCCCACTTCTTGAGGTCGTTGTAGGACATCTTAGAACGTTCACGTATCCATGAGCTATCTTGAATCCTAGTCGTTACGTGAGCATCCCAAGCTATATTAACAGGGTTCTTTACTTCAAACGTCCAATACTCTTTCATATCGGTTACTGGCTGTTCACCTGTTTGGATAGTTTCGCCTGTAACTGCATGAGGCTCATAGATAGGCTGTGTAACCGTGATGGGCTCTCGTTTCCATACACTACGCACGATTACAAAGGTATCTGTCAAAGCACTCTTAATAGCTGCCTTGCCTTTTTCAACCTGGGGAAATATTTCTTTTACTTTTTGATTGATAAAATCTTCAAGCGTTTCGGATTGTGAGTTATCAGACGTAGGCACTTCTGAAATCACTTCGACAAACTTAGGCCGCATAAGCAAATTAGCTGTGAGCTTGCAATTCACCGCTTCTAGGATTGCGAAGCCAATAGGCAAGGGAACCGACTTACTCCCTTTTTGCTGGCCTACCATGTTGTTCTTCGCTATCCGGTGATAGCGTTCAATCACTTTCAGCTTAGGCGTGAACCAAGTCTCAAACGCGCTGTTACGGGCTTTGCAGAATTTCAGGATTGCTTGGGTGTCTAAGCCTGGGGGAAGCTGGGCATTCGCTTTATTAGAGATGCCGGGGCTATCGCTAGACGGGTTGCTTGCGTCAGTCGGTTTAGGCGGCTCGTAGTTGTTTACTAATGGTTCCATTTGCCTAATAAAAAAAGGCGGCATCCAGTTAAGGACACCGCCTCTGAAATGTTCAGTCAGCGATCTAAAACTTAAATTTTTCCGTCAGGGCCGCGCTTGCGAGTTCGCCGTTATGAACGGTCAATGTCAGCTCGGCATACTTCTTAGCAAGCGCGGCCCGGTATAGCTCGATAAGTCGTATCTCATCACTCGATAATTTAGTCAAATCTATATCGGGTGTCAAGAGATAATCCTAAGTTTCATCATCCGAATAGGCAGCTATTTCAGCCTGGGTAAAGGCGTGTTTAGCTACTCTGGCGTCAGCTTCCCGGCCTACTTGCTCATCTGTCATAGGTGGTTTAATCCATTGAGCTTTCTTTTTTCCAATATACATACAGATATAGCGAAAACTGTCACAGGCATGGTCGTTCCATTTTTTAGGCATTTCCGTTTGATTCTTTTCGGAACCTTCTTTTATGGGTTCCCACTGGTATAACTGTAGCTCATTGACTAGGTTAGGACAACCGCCTTCGACTATAAATACCTTCGGGCTTCCTAGCTGGCCCTTCCTAGCATGCCAAGACGGGAAAGCCCTTGTAGGGTCTGGGCGTAAGTATTCCTGGCACATGATAATACCAGCATGGACGTTTTTCTCGGCGTCTAGGCCATATATCCCTTGCTCAATGTAGTTATCCCAGATGCTTTTTCCATCCCCGCCATAGGTGCCTTTGACTGAGTAATCCATGACCACTAAAAACTTACCGTTATCAGACATTGGGAAAAAGTCATGCTCTGATAATTGCTTAAAAGCCTTGGCGTGGTCTGAAACTATTGTATCGCCTCTATAATGTTCTTTATAGAAAACCAAGTTTCCCATTTCATCGACTGCGGCAATTTCAACAGCCGTAGGGTTTACTCTGCCGTGATCCCATCCAATTATTCTAGGCCAGTGGCTAGGAATTTCAAAGTAATCTACGCTATGAATGCCAGGAAATTCAAAGTCTTTATAAATCTGCCCGCCAAAGTGATCCCATGACCCGTCAATGTAACGGCTATACATTTCGTCTGTGTATGTCCGGCGTATCTGGTCTAACCAGCCTTCGGCGTGATACCTGATATTTTCTTTAGTGGGAATATCGTAGGAGCTATTGTTATTGCCTTTGTTTTCCCTGAATTCTTTCTTTACCCAATTAGGGGCCGGGTTGCCTTCACAAATTATCTGATTGAATGGAAGTGGGACATAGCCCATATCTCGTTGAAGCGCTTCGGAGTATTTATCTTTAAAGGCTTCGATTGAATCGGGTTGCCATTGGCGAATACGTCCTAGTAACTCTAGGAATATCTCATAGCTTACTTCCTCGGCTTGGCTAATCCCTGCGAAGGCTATATTAGGCCCGCGAACCTTTTTAACATCGTCATAGGTGACAAACCAAAGCTCTGAGCCGTTATTGTATTTTAGGGTAAGCTCTGAGGCATTCCAGCTTTTAGTCACTAATCCGGGTTTATCGTATGTCCCGCCGTTTCTTGGGGCTACGATCTTTTCCAGGAAATCCGGGATAATGCTTCGCTTCATAGCCGGGTAAGTCTTGCGGCCTATGATCGCTTTGCTTCCTGCAAATATCTCAAGGTAGGTGTGTATCTTAGCAGCCATGACAAATGACTTGCCAGCGTTATACCCTCCAAAGGCCCCTATGCTTCTTGACCTGTCATACCAGATAGCTTCTTGAATAGGCTTTCCGGTGAAGTCAAGAATAGGCTTAATCACCTACTTACCTTTAATCTCCATCCGTCCGACCTATGAGCGCCTTCAATCTGTGCTAGGACTGCCCAGGGCATCAAAGCGTTATCGACAGGGGCTAGACGCCATTTGAGTTCAGCTAATAGGCCGTTGGGCTCATGGAGCATGGGAACGGGAAAATTCTCTGGCAGGGTTATCTCGCCTTTGTGTGGAGCTTCGAGCAAGCCTTTAAGCAATTCCTTAGCTTCCTCTCGCTTAGACTTTTGATCCACCTTTGGAAGCTCTACAGGCTTGTTTAAATCCGGCTCGGCAAATGGGTCATAGTCTTTAGGTAGTCCGGCTTGTTCTGGTGAGTTAAATAATTCAAACTGAGGTTCAGGTTTAATTTCTATAGTCGGTTTCTCGTTTCGTATTTGAGGCATATTGTCAATCTCGCGACCCATGATAGCCTCCACTAAAGGTTCTAGGACTACAGCTATTTCCTCATCAGTCGAGCGCTTCTTACGCGCCACTTTTACTAAAGCGTTTAGTTTAGCATGGAATGACTTTGAATCTAATAGGGCCTGGACATTCATACTTTTTCCATGAGTGTGTATAGGCCATAGTTACTTATCTCTGCCACTTTGTAGCCTGTATATTCCATCTTCTTAAATCCTACCGCACAATGCACAATGAATTTAGGAAGGTCAGCATCCGGGAAGCCTTGAAGCTCTGGTATCTCTATCCTGACAGCTTTTCGCATGGTGGTGAAGTAAATCTGGTTCTCCATTCCGTTTACCCAAATTCTATCCTCTGGCGTAGTGTTTTCAATAATAACTTTCTCAATTCGCTTGGCGTCAGCTAGAAGCATAGCGTAGTCAATCTGTCCCATCCCGAAAGTGACCGTGTAGATAAGACCTGGTTTCCACCATACTAGGCCGTCCCTCCATACCCACACTCCCGCGAATCCAAGCCACATAAGAGGCGTGGGTTGACAGGCCAAGGCTATAGGTAAGGCGAGAAGTATAAAATGGTGTGGCGTTATCTGTTTCGACCACAGCATGATTAAAACAACAACTAAAGCCACTACTGCCCATCTGCTACTCCAATCCATGCAAGCGACTACTGGCGAAATAAGCACGATACAAGGTATGAGAAGCCTTGCCATGCTCATTGTGTTTAATTTGAATGTCCGATTCTTGCCAAATGTCTTAGGAATATCCCATATCCAAGTTTTAGCAAGCTCAAGCCTTTTGGTCAAGGCCAGGTATGCCATGATAAAGAATGACGGAGCCAATATAAGCTCCACAGTCTGGAAAGTGGGCACTAGGTTGAGCCCCAACGCCCATGCCACAGGAACAATCAGTAGAACGTTCTTTTGGTTGACCCAGGGAATCAACCCCAAAACAACAGGGAGGACTAAATTGTATGGATAAGGACTTATACTGCTTACCGCACTTAGCGCAAGTAATGTCAAAGTAAGCCATTCCGTGTTCGCCATGTGAACCCATATCGTGGGGCTGCAAAGCAGTAACGACAGCACTAGGCCATGTGTGACGCCCATTGTGATCGTGACCATGTAAACACTTAGTGATAGCATCAATGCAGGCAAAAGGCGTAACTGTCTGGTCAATGTCAACTTCAAGACGGAGGAGTAATCTAGCCATACCTTATAGCTCCAGTGAATGAGAGGGGGTTTAATATCAGCGTGTCCGTCCTGCAAGTAGTCTGTTTTGAATACAGCCGGATAAGCATAGGGCACAAAATCCCGGTCTAGCGGCGTGTCTTTGAATCTCCACCAAAAAACTAGAGGAAGTGAAGCTGAAATAATAGCTAGTATCATTCTATGACCAGTTGTATGTCTTGCCCCGGTTCAGCATAATCTTCGGCTTCTTGCCATGTATCCGTTGTATTATCTATTTCGTATGTGCCCCAGACTTGCCAACACACCTTAGCTCCGACACATCCAGCTAAAAATGCTACTAACTTAACTCTAAAAGAAACCTTTGGCTTTTTTAGTTTCCCATTATAGTGCGACGGAGAATACACTGAACCCGTTGTCATTACTCCCCCTCAAGCAATTTACGAAACCTGTCATCATCCTTATCTATCTGAAACATAGGCTGAACCGTTAACGAAGTCTGAGCGTTTGCCTGATTGTTATTTTGTATCTGTATTACGTTAGCTTGCGGGCTTAGTCCTAGTCGATCTGCCGTTGATTTAAAAGCCTCTGAGGATGCCCTTAGTTTAGATGCTGCGTCTACATCTTCGTCATCATCTAATTCATCTAAACCTTCGTCCATTTTGTTAAGTGACTTAATCATCACTTTAGCCATTTTGTTTTTCGCTTTATTGCTTATCCTCTGCACTCTGATTTCTGAAAAACGGTGGCTTAAATGCGTGTAGGATATCCCTAGGCTTTTAGCATATTCCTTTTCGGTAATTTCACCTTTAGGACGAAAAACCATAACCCAATCATCAAAGGCCTTTTCCCAATCTAGTTTAGCGAGAGCCATTTAGAGGCAGTCTCCATTTAGTCACGGCTGCTTGCACAGCGCTTTCGGTTGGCCCGAAGATTTCCACATGGTCGCCGTATGATATTACCGCCTTTACTTCATCAGGGAGCAAGCTAGGTAAGCCTTTAGGCGCTTCCTTGAGCTTTATCAGTTCGGCTGGGCCACGGTCTAAGTGCATGGAAACTCGAAACATCAAAGGGTTCCAAAAGGATACTGTTCTTTTCTAAAACTAACTAATTCATCCTTAGTATGCCTGGTTTTAGTCAACCCAGCGACTAAATCACGCAAATATCCGTTTTCGCTTTCAAGTTGCATATATCGGGCATGATAAGCAATATGGTCTTTTAGCTCTGCTTCGCGTTTTTCAAGGCGTCCTTCTAGCTCTGCCACTCGATAGCTTTTTCTATCGTATCCATTTTCAAGCTCTTTGACCCTAGCTTTAAGCGCAATGACTTCTTTACTGTCTTTCGGTTTCTTCATTTTCTCTCCTATTCAAAGATAGCCCGTACATCAGCCAGTGAGTAAGCTACTATTGCTATGCCGCCTGCGTCTGTTACTGATCTAAGAAACTTTTCTTGATCCTCGCTTGGCTTTAAGCCTGGGCGCTTTACTTCGATTGCTAGAAACCTTCCAAATTGACATTCGCAAATAGGGTCGTGTTCGCTTTTGATTGCGATAATATCCGCGACTCCTTTGGTTATATTCGGGCTCGGAGTCCATCGGCCCATTCTCATAACCCCGCCAGTATTCACGCGGAAATGGAATATGCCTTTTACCTTTAGATAGTCTAGTATCTTCCTTTGGATTGCGCTCTCTAAGGGGCTCTTTGGCTTCTTAGAGGCATAAACCGTATTAGCTAGCCTAATCGGCATTGACTTCCTTTAGTGGAACAAACGACCTAGGGCTATTCGGTATCTGCTTTAATAGCTTCCTGCCAATCAAAGCTGTAACTGCGCCCTGAACTGCTCCTACGCTCATTCCAATACCGTCTGCGATCTCTCGAAACACAGGGCTGATGCGGTGCTTTTCGTGATACTTTGAAATGTAGTCGTAAACTAGTTGCTGGCTTTTAGGTAATTCCATTTAAGCGGCCTTGAAAAGTGTTAGCTGGCCTGATGCGTGAAAGCCTTCATAAACATATCCCTTTTTCTTTTTGTCGAAGTCCATCCACAATCCTTGCGCTCTCAAATCGCTTAACCGTTGCCTATGAGACTGAGCCAATCCAAGTTTAGCCATTGCTTCATACCATACATTTATACCGTGAAAATGTCCAGTAGGAAATTGTTCGAGATACGCTTTTAGGCGTGTGCAGTCGGTTTCACGCTTGGATTGGCTTTCGTCTGATCTCATCTATTTGCACTCCCCGATAATCTCGCGTTTTAAAGCTCCGAATTTTTCTTCATCCCCAATCACTTCGCCATGTAAGGCGACAACCCAAAGGCGCTTGCCTTTCCATTTAGGCGGGATTAAGGTAGCGTGCAAGGCTCGACTTCCACATAATTCAAGCGGGCCTTTAATCTCTTGAATATCTCCCGGCTTCACCGCTTCTCCTGTTCCTCCATTGCAAGGCTTTCCATCGGCATCTGACCACCATAAAGCAATCTGAACGTTCTCTTTGTAGATTTGACTAAGGCGTTCTTTCTGTGCTTTAGGCCAAAAGGCGGCGAATCCAGCGACACTCGCAAGCCAGTATTCTCCTGTAACTTCGCCGTAGCCGGAGCCGTAGCCGTAGCCGTAGCCGGAGCCGTAGCCGTA